TGAGAATTGTTTGGCAACCAGTATCCCTATATGCCTCAGGGGCCTGCGTATCAGCGCCCCGCGTACCAGCAGCCCATGTATCCTCAGATGGCGCAACCTGCCATGATGCAGGATGGCAGTATACAGGCGCGATTCGTGAGCGGACGTGAGGAAGCTGTGGCTTCCAATGTAATGCCCGGCAGCATGTTTCTATTCCACGACAGGGCGAACGGCATGATCTACTCCAAACTGATCGATCCGCAGACCGGCATGCCGGAGTTCAAGGCATATGCCGAGGTTCAGCCTGAAGCAGAGCAGGCACCGCAGTACGTGACGATTGACATGCTGCAGGCTCTGCGCAGCGACATCGATGAGCGCTTCGCGGCACTTGCCCCCAAGACCAGCAGAAAGGCGGTGGTTTCCAATGATTCCGAGTAACCCTATGCAGCTAATCCAGATGATCCAGCGCGGCGGCAATGCACAGCAGCTTGTTATGCAGGCAGCACAGAACAACCCCGCACTGCGACAGGCGATGCAGGCGATAAACGGACGCACCCCGGAACAGGTGCGCAATATGGCATACCAGATGGCAGCTCAGCGAGGTGTCAACCTGGATCAGATGACCCGGCAGCTGGGAATCAAGCTGCCTAAATAGGTTCGACCGGTGAGTGCACGCACCGCTTGAATAAATTCATTCACAGGAGGGACTTTTCATGGAAGACAACTTTGCAATGGGATACGCACTTGGCCAGGATTCCGGCGGCGGCAACAACGGCGGTGACTTCGGCTTCGGTGGCGGCGGCTGGGGCGGCCTTCTCGGCCTGATCGTCGTAGCCAGCCTGTTCGGCTGGGGCGGCATGGGTGGCGGCTTTGGTGGCTATGGCGGTGCCGGCCTGCAGGGCATGGCAACCCGCGCAGACATCAACGAAGGCTTCGCACTCAACAACATCACCGGCGGTATCACTGCCATCCAGCAGGGTATCTGCGACGCAACCTACAACCTGAACAACACCATGACCAACGGCTTCCACGGTGTGGACAGCGCAATCTGCGGCCTGCAGCATTCCATTTCCGATTGCTGCTGCCAGACCCAGAATGCCATCCAGAACGTGCGCTACGATATGGCTACCCAGGCATGCGATACCCGCAACCTGATCCAGAACGTAGCACGCGACATCACCGACAACCAGAACGCCAATACCCGCAGCATCCTGGACTTCATTGTACAGGACAAGATCAGCACCCTGACTGCAGAGAATCAGGCTCTGAAGTTCCAGGCCTCTCAGGCACAGCAGAATGCATTCATTACTGCCAACCAGGAAGCCCAGACCGCAGAACTGATCCGTCGTCTGGGCCGCGATTGCCCGGTACCGGCCTACGTGGTCCCGAATCCCAACTGCTGCTACGGCAATCCCACTGGTGTGGGCTATGGCGGCAGCGGTTGCGGTTGCGGCTGCTGACCCAACACTTCCCCGCTTGACGGGTGACTTCGGGTGGAGGTAACCCCTCCACCCTGATTGAAGGAGGTTTTGTTTTATGGCAACGATCACTGATGTAAAAGCAAAGGCGCTGGACAAGCTCTATGCGATGGATCTGGAGAACGTGTCGCTCATGGATGTAAGTATGTATGTAGACATACTTCGCAGGCTGTCTGATATCGGCGAAAAATCCTACATGGAAACGCTGGTAGAAACGATGGGAAAGAGCTTCGGCAAAAACCAGCCTGCTGCTGAGCTGCCCACAACCGGCTGCGTACTGGGAGGTGTTGGCAGTGTGTAACGACAACTATATCTGCCATCTCTGCCCGAGACTGATCCTCAGCCAGGCGGTGACCTTCGCAGATGGTACACTCACCATCAACCTGCCGGCGGGCAGCTATGACAATAGCAAGAAGTATTGCATCGTAGTGGCACAGGCCATCCCGGCAGCAACCACCATAACTGCACCTGTGGTTGTAACCATCGGCACCGGCACGGAGGAGTACCCGCTGACCAACCGCTATGGTGTGCAGGTGACCGCTAACATGATTCGCACCCGCACCAAGTACGCGACCTGCGTATCCACCACGGCGACCGGCGGCGCATTCCGCATGCTGGGCATGCCCAAGGGCTGTTGCCCGGTGACAACCAACCTGAGCGCCATTGATGGTACTGCACCCGCAGCGCCTGCGGAAGGAGGTGGAGCATAATGGCAATGAATCCCGGCATGAAAATGATGCTGATGCAGCGCAGCGTTGAGCGTGGCAAGGAGAGCGAATACGGCGGCGCGAGCGGCAGACGGATGATCGGTTATGACCGCGATCAGACGGAGAACCGCCGCCAGCGTGATGGCCGTGACCGCTTTATGGAGGGCGGCGGCTGGCAGGGCAACGCCTACAACGAGGGCAGCTACAACGGCGGCAATGAGTATGCACGCATGGGCGGCTATGGCATGGAGCCGCGCCAGCAGCGTGGCCGGTACATGATGGACGATGATGAGGACGAGACCCGAGGCTATCGCCCGAGGATGATGGATGGTTCGCAGATGCGCAGCGGCAACAGCTATGGCGACATCTACGCGAAAGGTACCATCTACGCACCCGGTGCAATGAACAAGCCCGGCGGCGCACATCATCACGAGGGCATGCACAAGCCCGTGGACGAGCAGCAGGCCCGTAAGTGGGTACGAAAGATGGACGGCGGCGAGAAATTCAAGGCAGAGCACGCTGAGCAGATGAGGAGTAATCTCTGCCCGGAATGCGACAAGTGGGAGTTCTACGTCGCGCTGAACATGATGTATTCTGACTACTGCGAGGTAGCCAAGAAGATGAATGTGGACCGTCCGGAGTTCTACGGCTGCATGGCAAAGGCTTTCCTATGCGATGAGGATGCAGGCGAGCACAAGCTGCAGAAGTACATGGAGAACATCCCTGAATAAGGGAAGCCGGGGCATTTAGCCCCGGCTTTTACCCACCCACTTTTCCACCCGTTTTGGTTTATGACGCTTGATTGATCATATGCAAATTGCGCAAATTATACTCGTTTTTTGCTTATTTTGATATGCATAATGTACATTTTTAGTATCAGGCGTGTGGTTCGAATCCCCGATGAGTCACCAGTCAAAACCCTTGAAAACACGGCGTTTTCGAGGGTTTTTCTTTTTCTCCCCACCCACTTTTCCACCCACTTTTTCACTCCCCACCCACATTGTCGAAAATGCGGTTGAACGTAGCATCCATAATGCTGGCTGCGCGCAGCTTATCGCCATCTACTTCATGGCCATAGATACCGATGGTATCCATGCTGGCAGAATGGCCGACAACGGACTTGAGCAGCTCGATGGGCATATCAGATTTATTAATTGAAATGAAGGTATGCCGCAGTTCATGGATGGAGATTTGCATATTGTGCTGATTGCAGTATGCACGCCAGGAGAAGTAGACAGCCTTGGGGCTGGCGCATTCGCCGAACTTATCCGGGAAGACCCAGATGGAATCCAGACCGAGATTTGCAAGGTGCTGCCGCTGATCCGCAAGCACCTGCTTCATGGCGTTGGTAAGCGCAAAGCTGCGGCGTGCATTATCATTTTTGCCGTGGGTGATTTCTCCCTCTGCATTTATGCTGCGGCGAATGGTGAGCACATCGCCGGAGATATCCGCCCATTGCAGGCCGCACAGCTCTCCCCTACGCATACCAGTAACAACAAAAAACCGCCAGGCATAGATGTAATGTGCCACACCGGGACGATTATGGACTTTCATGTAAGGGTCGGAAAACAGGATCTGGATTTCGCTGTCGTGCAGCACGCGCTTGGGCTTGGCTGGCTGCGCACTGTTGGGAATGCGCAGATCATCATCTTCGAGGCGGATATGCTCCCAGCGTTCACGGCGCGCATGGCGTAGGAACGCCGATATGGTGGACCGGATATTCACCAGCGAGCGCCGTGCGAGCCCTCTGGCCAGACCAGCATCGATGCAGCGCTGCCAGTGCGTGGGCTTGATATCGGACAGGCGACGGGTTTTCAGCTCCGGCAGCAGGTACAGCCTGCCCACGGTTTCCAGCTTGACAAAATTTCCGGTACCGTTATGATCCTTCTGCCACTGCAGGAAGATATCCCATGCAGCATCGAAACGCATTTCTTTTGTGCCGTTTTCCAGCCAATAATCGGCCTTGGCTTCAGCTGCGTGCTTCCCCTTGCGGCCCTTGATTGAGCTGGTAAAAGCCTTGCGCACGCCGTCCTTCTGCACCTTTACCTGCCAATACCCCTTGGCCTCGATCCAAATTGCTTCGGATCTTCTTTCTGTTGCCATAAAAAAACCACCTCACTTACTATTGCAAGGCGGTGGAAAATAGTATACAATGGGTATGGGGAAACCTCATTCGTATCACTCCATCACTCCATCGCCTTGGGGCAAAGCACTGACTGTTGGCGCAGTCGGTGCTTTTTTATTTTAACAGACCAAAGCGGAACCAGCCCGCGCTGGCGATGAACATATCTGCGACAAACAGACAGACGAGCACGCCGATCAGGATGAATATCAGGCGGTTGCGCATATGGATTCCTCGATCACGGCGGGCAATCTTTGCTTCGGATTCCAGAAGCGCGGCCTGGGCCGTGGTTGCAGCGGTACGCTCTTCGAGCACCATGCGGCGCAGCCGTGCAAGCTCCTGTTGGTCCGTTGCGCTCTGCTGGGAAAGTTCATCCAGCCTAAGCTTTGCCTGGTTGGCACATTCCACATTGCATTTTCCCTGCGGGATGCACTTGAGGAGTTCCCGGGGCCGGATACCAAATCTATTAAATAAGATCCAAAACGTACTGCCGCGCGGGTCGGCGATCTGCCCTGATTTCAGCTTCTTCAGTGTTGGTTCGGACAGCCCTGCATATTCCGCAAGAGCCGCACAATTGAAGGATTTATATTCCGGATGCGCCTGCAGGAATGCCTTCATGTCATCGGTCGGCGATTTTTTCAGCTCGTTCAGACGTGCGACGAGCGCTTCGTGCTCAAAACGATATCCTGCGAGCGGTTCGGCGGATTGATGAATTGTAGGATCAAATAGGGTTTCGGACATTTTTCACTCCTTTTCTGCCTAAGTGGAGGATATTATTTTATCCGGGTGAAAAGTATAAAAAAATATCCTTTTTTGCCCTGATTTTGAGCGAAAAGGATATTTCTTTATCCGTAATTGGATATTACAATATCCTTTTTGGTTGGCCAAATGATGCGAATTGGGATCAAAATGGTACTCAAAGGATAAAATAATATCCTTGCCACTTTGCGGGAGCTGTGCTAAAGTTCAGCCATCGGAACCGGAGCGCACTGCAAGCTGGCTCTGAAGAACGGCCATCATGGTATGGCGGCCTGCTTCATCCAAATCGCGGTAACCCCGGACGAGGGTATACTCTTCGCCGGAGAGCGGCGCAGGACTGAGGCCCAGCAGATCGCCCGGCGGGCAATTCAGCGCAATGCACATGATGCGGAAAACACCGAACTGCGGCAGGCTATAGCCCAGTTCCCAATTGGAGATACGGTTGGGATCGATTCCCATCCTCGCGCCGAGCTCCTTCTGCGAAAGACCACGGGACTCGCGGATGCGCTTCAGAGCGCCGGCGAAATCAAATTCGGTTTCGTTGATCATAGGCATCACCCCTTTTTTTAACCATTATACAGCACATGAAATGCTATGTCAATTACGCAGAGCAATTGCAATGCGATTTAACAAAGGAGGAAACACCAATGGCAAGACACACCCATCCCAGACGCAAGGCTGACCTGACCGAGCGCTACGACACCGATGTATGCTTCCTGCCGAGGCTGGCGGCATACGCCACGATCATTGTGCACCCGCTCAAGACCATCTACACCAACATGGACGCTGCGCCCTGGGCGCACGAGACCAAGGAGATACACCGATTTGACGACGAGCTGCTGGAGCAGATCGGGGGCAGGGCATGGTAAAGGACTTTGAACGCGCCTACATATACGCAGCGGACCAGCCGCTGGTACGGAAAATAATAATCGCGCCGAGGGAGCGCGACGGCGCGACTAGGGGCCTGCACACCGGCTGTGCGGCCCCGTACCCGAACTCCGGCGCAGCCGGAGGACGGGCGAAGGGACGCGGGTTGATGCTGATCAACCTGGCGGCAAGCCCCGAAGCGAATGTGATTCTGCTGGTGCAGGAGGATTAAACTCCCATAAGCCATGCGCGCAACATTTCATAAGTGACTTCGCCACTTGTTTCAGATTCTTCTTGGATATCCTCTGCCATGCCGAAGGTTCCGTTCGCCATTTCACGGCAAAGATCCTGTGCGTAGAGGAGGAATCCATAGGCCTCATCCTCATCCATGTAACTGGAATAATCTCCAGAATAATAACCATCGTATTCTTTCAGGCATTCCAGCACGGCTTCTGATTTGGCCATGCAGAGAAGAATGTCTTCTTCCAGAGACCTAACCTCCCATTGTAGTTCGTCAACGAGTATTTCCAATTCATTGATTTCTTCTTCGCACTCTTCATGAAGAGAACAACCGCAGCACAACAAAGACAACAACAGAACAATTACGACCACAACAAACTTCTTCATTCTAAAACATCTCCTATGCACTAATTATTTGATTAACCATAGTCATTTTTCGTCAACAACTTCAGCAGAACGGGGAAAGCAACTGTACCTATGATCAAGAACGCCGCAGAACCGGCAATGCCACTTGTGCTGCTGTATTCATTGGAACGATAGTTTTCAAAAACGGTGGCTGTTGGCTGTACCTCTTTTATGTTGACGTAATCGGCATACACCCAGCCATTGTTGCCGGAATAAAAAGTGCTGTACCAATTTCCCTTTTTACCAAGATAAGGAATGGAAGATCCTTTCGGTATGGTCGTTATCACAGATCCATTCATAGAAGGATCTGTGCGCATATTGAGGTTTGCGGTGGTTGTAAGGTAGCTTTCGCTGTAGACAGATGGCGGGGAATTTGAACCAGTATGCGCCGTTAGCTTTGGCTTCGGAGTCGGAGTAGGGGTAGGAGATGGCGTAGGTTTGGCAGTAGGCTTCGGCGTGGGCCTGGGCGTAGGCTTTGGAGTGGGCTTTGGCGTAGGAGTAACGCTGTATGGGCATACACCGCCTGGGTGATCGTGGGCAGGCATGCCGTGGTGATAATGATAGCCGCCGTTCTTCCGATCATGGTGCCCGCCCCGAGAATCTGTACGACCTGAGTGGGCCTGCGCAGCCGCAGAAAAAAGAGATAGCAACAGCACAAGAAGTATTACCTTCTTCACTGCTACCATCTCCTTTAAACAATATGGGTAGATACATGCCTATAATAGGTCAGATTCTACCCAATGTCAAGGATTATTTAGCTTTATGATATTTTTCAGCAAAAACCATTGCCGAATCTATCATTTCCCGTCCGACATCTGAAAGTCCATCGTATGCTTTTGCAAGCGCGAACGCCTTTTGAGATAAAGTGCGATCAGCCTGATCTGTAGAATTATCGAAGTCAGGTATTTCGAGAAGGTAAGCAGATGATACGCCGAGCACTTCGACCAGCTTCTTTATCATCATCACGTCAGGCTCACGGTTGCCCAGTTCATAACCAGCAATCGTATTCTTCTTTACCCCTACAAGTTCAGCTACATCCTGTTGCGTGAAGCCCTTTGCTTTTCGAGCTTCTTTTAAGCGAATTCCAAAGTTCATATTCTCACCTCGCGAACTCAATATAGCATAAGGCGCGAACTTTGTCAATAAATAAATTCGCATTTTGAGAAATTTTCTACCCAAAACCCCTTGACAAGTTCTCGATATGCGATTATAATCTAGTTGTAATCGCGAAACGCGAACACAAAGAAAGGAGGAACGCAATGTTTCCTAATCTTCTTGGACAGAAAGCATTTCATCACCTGAACAATGATGAGATGGCAGCAATCATCGGTACCAGCCGCAAAACATATGAGGCAAAGATACAGAATGGCAAGTTTACTGCCGTTGAATGTGCAAAATATTGTCTCTACTTCGGAAAGACCTTCGAATATCTTTTCGCCACCGACGACACCCGCACGGCGTGAGGAGGGGGCGTATGGACCACAAGGAAGCGTATTTCTTTCTGGATGCGCTGCGGACGGAGTTCCCCCGGATGGAATTCCCGGTGAGCTGCAAATGCACGCAGGAGCACCGGCAGGAGTTCCGGGGGAAGATAATGGAAGCGCTGAATGAAGCGATCAGCGTTTTAGGTGCGGAGGAAGCTCCTGATAGATCTGTTCAGCACGGGCACTGACTTCGACAGCGCATTGCTGACAGACTTCACTTTCACCGGCGCAGTGCTCACAGCGATTGATTTCCCAAGCTCGACCACCGAGCAGAGGAACGATGATGTTGTAGGTATTGTAAGGATACAGCTTACATACGGTAGGCACTTTGATTTCCGGGATTGCATCGGACAATTTCAATAGAATCACCACCTTTCAGGGGGATTATACCACAGAACACAACCGAGGTGAAGGAGGGAGAAGAATGGCAAGACCGTTTTTAAAGCTGCGGGCGCGGCTGGCTGAGAACGGCTACACGCAGCAGGACATGCAGCGTAGGCTGGGGCTGGGCAGCAGCACTGTATCGCGCAGATTCAACGGTGTGGAGGAATGGCGACTGACGGAGATATGGGAGATCATGGAGTGGCTGGACATTCCGGCGCAGCAGATGCACGAATATTTCCCGAAGTACGGTATCAACGAAAAGGGCGTAAAGCGCATAAAACCGCTTAAACGGCTCGCATAAGCGGGCCGGTACGGGGAGTTGGCAGAGCGGCCGATTTGTAATCGGCAGGTTGCGGGTTCGAGCCCCGCTGCCAGCTCCAATAACAATGGAGGTGGACGATAATGGGACGCATTCAATGGACAGCAGAGGAACTGGCAGAAATGGCGGCGGCTGACGCTGAAATCAATGCTACACCGATAAGCAGCGAAGAAGTGAAGGAAAGCAACCGACGTGATCAGTATGCGAAACGCATGCAGTATGACAACAAACGTTACAAGGTGGCCGAATCCCAGCGCCGCTACCGCGAGGCCAACAAGGACAAGGTGGCCGAATACCAGCGCCGCTACTATGAGGCCAACAAGGACAAGGTGGCCGAATCCCAGCGCCGCTACTATGAGGCCAACAAGGACAAGGTGGCCGAATCCCAGCGCCGCTACCGCGAGGCCAACAAGGACAAGGTGGCCGAATCCCAGCGCCGCTACCGCGAGGCCAACAAGGACAAGGTGGCCGAATCCCAGCGCCGCTACCGCGAGGCCAACAAGGACAAGGTGGCCGAATCCCAGCGCCGCTACTATGAGGCCAACAAGGACAAGGTGCGTAATTATAATCGCGAATACATGCGTGCATACAGAGCAGCAAAAAAGCAGGAGTGATACCGTGCGAAACAAAGGTTGGACGGATGACCCGGTAATTAGATTTGAAGAGGCGGACAAGCGAATGATCCATCTGGTGAATCGCAGAGCAGAGCTGGTAAAGCGCAATGCGCCGCAGGACTGGCTGGACGAATACGACATCATGATCGCAGATGCGATCCGGGACCACGGCGACTGGGAAGGCGCTGCACAGGATGCAATGGACGCGCGCCGCCGCCGGGAATACGAGCGGATGGACATTTACGGCAGATAAAAAAGCCGCCGGTGTGGAGGCACCAACGGCTTTATGGGGTGAAAGATTGGAGAAAATCTTCACTAGCGATTATAGCAGATTTGGAGGACGAAGTCAACATGACGGAGATGCAATTTTTGACCATCCTGAAGACGATGGCAGAGAGGATTGAAGTGCTGGAGTACCAGCTGGAAGTCGCACATGAGGAAGCACGGCGAGCGGAGCAGCTGGAACGCGTAATCATGGAGATGAAGAAGGTGCGTGAAGAGTGAGCAACCTCCGATTCTATGAAGCGGGCCGCAGCGTTCCCAGTGAAGCACAGAAGCAATTCGACAACGGCAAGTTCAAGGGTACGGACATCAACCCGATGTGGCGCATCAAGAAGCTGACGGAGCTATTCGGGCCTGCAGGTATCGGCTGGTACACGGAGATCCTGAGCGAGCGCAGTGAAAAGCTGCTGGACGACAGCGTGATCGCCATTGTGGACCTGAACCTGTATGTAAAGGTGGACGGCGAGTGGAGCAAGCCCATCTACGGCACCGGCGGCAACCAGCTGGTGAGCAGCACCAAGCGCGGCGTGATCGCCAGCGACGAAGGATACAAGATGGCCTACACGGACGCGCTGAGCGTGGCCTGCAAGGCGCTGGGAATCGGCGCAGACGTGTACTTTGAGAAGGACACCACCAAGTACACCCAGCCGCAGAAGAGCCCGCAGAGCGCCAGCAAGCCTGCACCCGGCATGGCAACACAGGAGCAGATCCAGTGGCTGAGCGAGAACGCCAGTGATGAGCAGTGCCAGTACATGACGGAGAAATACGGCCTGAGTCTGGAGAAGCTGACATTCAAACAGGCAGAGAAGTTTATCGACCAGTTGAAAGGAGCAAACGCATGAGCCTGTACGACAACGAGCTGATGGAGGGCCTGCTGGAGGCGATGGAAGCACCGGAGGAGGAGCGCAGCTTTCGGATCGATGACGACCACAAGGCCGAATGGGCCATGCGTGTCATCGCCGAGGAGTGCGCCGAGGCGGAGCGATTGAACGATATCCGCAGGAAGATGATTGCGGACTACACAGAGCAGATACGCCGGGAAAACGAGCGGCTGGAGAAGCGCACGAGCATGCTGACGGCCATGCTGATGGATTACTTCGATACGGTGGAGCACCGCAGCACAGCCACGCAGGAGAAATACCGGCTGCCCAGCGGCGAGCTGGTACGCAAGTACCCAGCGCCCAAGATCGAGCGCAACGATGCGCAGCTGGTGGAATGGCTGAAGGCCAATGGCTGCGAGCAGTATGTGAAGGTGAAGGAAACGCCGGCATGGGACGAGCTGAAGAAGCAGTGCGTGAGCTTTGACGGCGACGGATACGCCATATACACGCCCACCGGCGAGGTGATCGACGGCGTAGCAGCAGTGCCGCAGGAAGCGGTGTTCAATGTAGAAATCAGGGGGTGAGAGCATGCCGACTCGGATACTGAAGGACAGCATAAAACGCAGTGACCAGGTGGATAAGCTGAGCTGGTTTGAAGAAGTGGTGTATTACCGGCTGATCCTTACTGCTGATGACTACGGCTGCGCCGACGGGCGCGCGGTGGTACTGAAGAGCGACCTGTTTCCCACCAAGGAAAAGCTGACACCGGCGACAGTAAACAAGGCGATTGGCAAGCTGGTGGAGGTAGGGCTGATCATTAAATATGAAGTAAACGGTATGCCCTACCTCTATTTCCCCACATGGGAGAAGCACCAGCGGGTTCGAAACAAGCATCGCAAATATCCGCAGCCGCCTGACGGCAACTTGTCCGCGAATTGCTGTCAAACGCCCGCAGATCGTCTGCCTGAATCCGAATCCAATATAGAATCCGAATCCAATACGAATCCAGTAGCAGAAACAGAAGCGCGCGACGATGACGACAGCCGACCGGATTTCAACACGGTTGAGGTTTATGCGACGAACAACCTGTCGCGGCTTTCGCCCGGCAACATGCAGGAGCTGGCGGATTTCAAGACGGAGCTGAGTGACGAGCTGATTCGCTATGCAATCGACGTGGCCTGTGCCAATGGCAAGAGCAATTACAGCTATGCCAGGGCGATCATGCAGCGCTATGCGGAGGCTGGATACAAGACCGTGGGCGATGCAAAGGCAGCGGAGGAAAAGCACTCTGCGCAGAAGGGCACAGCTGCCGGCAGCCGGAGCCAGCCTGCAAACTTTGCACAGCGGAAATACACAGCAGAAGAGAGCGAAAAGGATTACATGACCGCAGAAGAGATGATGAGAGAGTTTGAGGCATACGAGAATGAACTGGGACAGATGGCTGGAAGCGCGAAATGAGTACAGCGAGCGCTGCGCAAACGACTGGATGGACACGGAGGTAGATGACGATGATGACGAACCTGATGGGCATGACTGCGGAGCAGATTGCGAAGGCTGTTGATCTGGCACTGGCGGGCGTGGTAATGCCTGAGATTGCAGCGCGGCTGGAGCTGGATGAATACAAGCTGCGGGTGGCATTTGGCAAGATGAACATTGCTGCCGGCAAGAGCAGGTACAACGGCAGGTGCATCTACAAGGGCCTGGGCAGATGGCTGCGGGCCAATGGCACGCGGGAACTGGCGAAGATGGCCGGCATGCACGTATCGCATGTGAACGAAATTGCTGCCGGCAAGAGCATAAGCAAGAGAACAATCGACAAGATACTCAAGGCAACCGGCATGACCTACGAAGAATGCTTTGCAGAGGAGGAGGAAAGCCATGTTCAGAGCTGAGGATATACCCGTTGGCAGCAAGAATGCAATTTCCAGAGCCGAACTTGCAAAAAAGTGGGGCTGCAGTGACCGGGTGGCACGCAAGCGCATTGCCATACTGCGCTGCGAGCGCGACAACAACAGCAGGTATGTGATCGTATCGCACAGCAGGAACGGCGTGCACGGATACTACCGCAGCGATGATCCCGCAGCGATTGAGCATTTCATCCGCGAGACGGAGAAGCGTGCGCGCAGCACTTTCCGCATGATCCAGCAGGCACGGCGCGTGCAGAAGAAACTGGCACGGGAGGCAGCCTACGGCGAGGTGATGGCATGAACAAATACCACGCCCGAAAGATAACGCTGGACGGTATAACATTTGATTCGCACCGGGAAGCACGCAGGTATACGGAGCTGAAGCTGCTGGAGCGCGCAGGCGAGATCAGCAATCTGCAACTGCAGGTGAAGTACGAGCTGATCCCCCGGCAGGTTGATAAGGATCGTAGGCTGCTGGAGCGGCCCATCAGCTACATTGCAGATTTTGTGTACAGGGATGCGGACGGCAACTACATCATTGAGGATGCCAAGGGCAAGAAAACCAAGGAGTATATCATCAAGCGCAAGCTGATGCTGTACATACGGGGGATACGAGTGAAAGAGGTGTGAAGATGAAAGGATATAAGGGATTCAAAAAGGGGCTTATCTGCAAAGGTAAGCAGTACGCTGAGAATGCTGTATTCGAAGAGGCAGAAGCCAATATTTGCAAAAATGGTATGCACTTTTGCGAAAATCCGCTGGATGTGCTGGATTATTATGCGGCAGGCATGGTAGCGGTCGGCAGCATCGTTTACGATGCGGTTGCAGCAGTGGTGTTCGATGAAACCTACTACGGCCCCAGCTACGCTGCACTGGATGATTTCACCACGGCGACAAAGGCGACGATCAACTACCTGAACGACGAGGACAAAACGGTAGAAGACTTCGCCAAGGCAGCTGAAAAGGTAGGAAAGAGCGCATTCAACTTGCTGGGCATTCCCGCCAACAACGCCAAGCGACAGATAGAAGGACTGGTAAACACTATCCGGGACATCGCTGCAGGCAGGCCGTTCAGCTTTGAAGCCAGCGCACAGCGCAGCAACAGCACGAACTACAGCCGCATGCTCAGCGCCAGCTTGAAGGGCAACGAAGAAAAGTATACGCAGGTATTTGCCGAACTTATGGCCGGCGGCATGGAAGAAAATGACGTATACTCCGGTTATCGCGGCGTGCTGAAGGATGCATACCAGGATGGCGATGTGAGCCGTGAACAGGCGCTGGAGCTGCTGGTAAGCCACGGAGGCAAGACCGAGGACGAAGCTTACTGGCTGGCAGATGAATGGGATTATGATGGCGACGGCAATTACAGTAAGTATGGTGATATAAGAACCGCACTTGCTGCCGGCAATCAAACCGAAGCTGAAGCTGCCATAGCAGAGCTCATCGAGCACGGCACAAAGGCAGAGTCCATCGCATCCGAAATGAGCAAGGTATACAATAACGGCGAATCCACCACGATTCTCACCTTGCAGCTGCGTCCCGGCGGCCTGTACACTCCCAGCAAACCCAAGGGCAGCGAAGATGATTTCGATGCATACTTTGAAGCGCTGCTTTCCGGCAGGGACACCCGCGAAGAAGTAAAGCGGCTGCGCAGTCTGGGTTACACCACAAATAACATCATGACGGCGCTGAACAACGCCTTTGGTAACAAGCAAAACTACAGGTTTGCACGCATGGTAAGTTATAACCCGACCGAGGCGGCCATACTTGAAGAACGTATACTCGATGCATACGTTGTTCTTGGGCTGAACCGAGAAAAAGAGCGTGTATGGATCCATGAAAACTGGACCATGCCGGAAGAAGAATAACCCCACCGAGGGCGCGAAAGCGCCCTTTTTTTTATGCCCACGGGGGGACTTACATAGGGCCCTTCCAGTTTGATACGCTATGCTGGAGAGGAGGCGAACTATGTCCGTAATAGTGATTAATCCTTCGGAGACTACGACCCCGATTGACGTAGTTTGCGGCAACAAAAATGCGGAGATCGTCCGCTTTGTGTTCGACCGCAACGATGGCGGCGTGGATTTGTCCGAGTGCGCGTGGAGCGTGACCGTGAAAAACGCCGCTGGTTTTTCCGATACCTACATGGAAGGCAGCGGCATTGGCAATGTAATCGTAAACGACGACACCGTATCCGTGG